GTATTGTCTAATGCCTCAAGTTGTTCGGCAAGTCTGTCTCTGATCAGGTGGCGGTCACCTTCTTGGGCATCTAAGTCCAACCAATGCGACACCTGATGCTCGGATAGGTTGTCATTTATTTGGTAGAGCTTGCGGAACTTCCAATAGCCTTCAGTAGCTACAGTTTTGCCGTTATTGGAAGCCTCGCAATGGTATTTGACTTGGCAAATTAAGCCTTCATCGACCCGCAGCTCTGTGATTTTCCAGTTATAGGTGGTCATTAGGCCAATCCTGTGCGCCAACAACCGTGATCAATTCCTCAACCGTAGCGCAAGCCGTGATTGCAGCCTCAAGCCTGTCGCACTCAGCCACAATCGCCGACCGTTTTGTGACCACGGTTGCCGGTATGTCTACATTTCGCTCTGCCTTGCGGATCACCATCCAATCGGTTTGGGCTAATAACTTACCTGCCGTGTCTTTGATCTGATAAACCCATTCAGACTTCATCCCCTTTTGGGTATACGGATCACCCGCATCTGGCGTAACTTCAATATCTTCTAACTGCTTAGGATTTCCCACGCCCCAGTAAAACCGTTGGTCGTACTGTTCTGGGTCTGCTATCTCTACCACGCCTAACTGTTCGCGCAGGGCAGGGTCACGCAAGTGTGGGTAGCGGATACCACCAATGACTTGTTCAGAATCTATCGAGATTGGGTTACCGTTTAGTTGAAACATAATTACCTCGCAAGAGAATACTTAAAGGGTGACTCGGCAAAGGCCATGAAAATTATTGAGTTTGTAGAACCGTTAATTCCTGCATAGGTTCCTCGTGCTTTGAACCCGTTTGATAGAAGATCAATTTCTACTGTGGCAGTTACATCTTCCGCAAAATTAAGATTTGCGTACAAGTTTCCCGTTGTTGGGTTAAACGGAGATGCTCTAAGATCATCTTTCATTATCCAATTAGAGGTTGCCGCACTCACCGTATTTTTTATCATCACAAACGCGGGTCTAAATCCTGTATACACAAACGGGCCATCGGCAGCACCATTGCCTGTGTAACTTCCAAAAGCGCTATACCCCGGTACTGGCGCAAAACAATAAGCCACTACCGTATCTCCCAAACTAACAGATGTGCCTGACCTAAGACCAAATACAGTAGATGTTGGTACAGCAGCGCCCCACACGTTAGTTAAAGTTCCAGTACCGGCGGTATCATTGAGAAACAAATACTGGTTAACAGTTGTTGTAGCGGAGCTATGCCAAACAATCCAATTACCTGATGTTCCTCGTTCTTTAACAATAATCATTGAGGGAATAGTTGCTACATTATTAACTTGACAACCATGACCAACAGTATAGTTACTGCTGTTATTTGGGTCTGTAAAAGTAACAATTGAAAACCCGCTAATCGTGTTTGACCTGACTGTGCTGGTTACAGAGCCATTGGTGTTGGTAGCGTTAGAGCCGCCAGCGTTCCATTGCCAACCTACATAGTTATTAGCAGACGCATTAACAATAGCAGTACCATCATATCCAACTTGAAAACCGTTTGAATTAAATGCAGTTAAAGCACCAGCTACTGTAAGTTCTGCACTTGTTGAGTCTGAAAAAAGTGTTTTTGTTGCTCCTCTAACCGCATCAGTAAGTATATGATTATTTGTTCCGCTACGGTTTTTAATCCAAACAAAGTCAGGTTGGAAAGAACCAGAATTTGTAATGTTTCTTCCTGCTGTATTGTTACCCGTGTATAAAGTAACATCAAAGTAATCATTCGCCTGTGTAGTGCTAGTAGCACCGATGGTCGGCGTAGGCAGATTAGTTGTTACCAATGCCTTAAAGCCAGAGGGAGCTGTTGCTGCAAACGGTCTTTGACCAGCATTTAACGACCCTGTTGTTGCAGCGGCAGCACTAGCATAAATAAATTGTTGACTTGTTAACCCCGTTGTTATGTTTGTAAACGAACCGCCATCAGTAATGTTTTTGTAGTCCAATGTTCCTGCGGTAGTTAATCTAAAGCCATAGGTTTTGGTGCTTGCAATCGTAGTTGTATTTGTTGTTCCTGTTCCTGATACAGTTCCTGCCGTTGTAGTGCCGCCTGTTGAAGTAATTTCCCAATAGGTATCAAACTGCAACAAAACTTGCGTACTCCTTGCCGTGTCATTAGTAACATCAAGGTTTCCATTTGCGGCAGAATCACCGTTTATTAGCGAATTCCAAGTGGCGTAATTCCCACGCACCTCACCACCAACACCTGTGTCTGTACCGTATGATGTAGGTGAATCTACTAGCGAGTCATTACCAGCACCAGCGGTCACCGAGAAGTTATTCGGTGTCCAGTTGTTACCGTTGCCTGAATAATCCTTGCCTAGCGTTGCAGCCGTGGTGTTAGAATTGTCTGAGAAGTTGAGGTAAAAGCCGTTAGTGCCGTATGTGCCTGTGTAAGCCTTTGGCTTCCATACACCTGTGGCAGAATCAGTTTCACCGAATGAAGACACGGCGGGGGCAGTTCCTTGCCCACAATTTATCTCGGTTAGGTATACGTTAGAATATTGAGTTCCTGTTCTAGCATTTCTTCCAATATTTTGAGGGTCAGAAGCATTAGTCATCCAACTTGCTAAAGTAGCGTTTTGTGCTGGATTGGTTCTTGATGAAAAAGTAGTTACTTCTGAGCCGTTTACCCACAACCTCATTCTGTTGGTTGCCGTTGCTTGTGTTGAGTCATATAAGTAATAAATGTGATACCAAGCAGATGTGTCACGAAATACTTGTGTTGTTACAAGTTGACCAAAAACTGAAGAACTAACAGAATGGTCAACCTGTATAGTATCATTAGAATTAAAATATATTGTGTCATATCGAGTAGAAGCATCAGCAGCGTTAAACAACTGTTGAACAGTTCCTAAAACGCTTCGCTTAACCCAAAAAGACCAAAAATATTGAGTAGTGGCAGACCCGCTAGATAATGTTCTATTCAGATACGCACTATCCACAGAGTTAAACCGCAGACTGCGCTGTATCTGATAGCCGCCCGCTACCGCAGAGCCAAACCCTACTGGTAAGACGCTCAAGCTAACGCTCCTGAGTTGACCACAAACACGTTAGTGCCGTCTGAGAAGTAAGACAACAGATATGTTCCGGTTGCGCTAATCGTGGTTAGGGTTCCGCTTACGACCTTGGTTGTAGCTGCCGCCGATACGGTGTAATTAGACCCATTTACCAACAAAATGAACCCAGACTGACCCGCAGTAATGTTTGTAAATGTCAGGGTAAATGATCCCGTTGGGGTGCATTTAAAGTTGTTGGTGACGTTCATATCGAATGAACCGTCATTGTCCGTAGTGACCGTACCGCGCTGAGAGGCTGTAAACGTCTGGGCAATCCCTAGTCCCGCAACCGTAGTGCTTGACGCTGGGAACGTCATCGTAGTGCTATCCGTTCCCGCAAGGGTCAGCGTATTGCTTGCTGATAAGGTCTTGCCGTTGGTGACCGTCAGGGTTCCCGTACTGCTAGTAATTGTTAGGCCGTTGACGCTCGTTGCGGTCGCAGCTCCGATATTTGGAGTTGTAAGGCTTGGGGACGTTGCAAAAACCAAGGAACCAGATCCGGTCTCGTCAGTTACCGCTGCGGCTAAGTTAGCCGATGACGGGGTTCCTAACCAAGTTGCTACACCAGATCCAAGAGATGTCAGGCCCGTACCGCCGTAAGCCGTTCCAAGCGCATTCGTAGGCGTTAGGCTTGTCGCAGTTAGAGCCCCGGTTGACGGGTTAAATTGCAGTTTGGTAGACGATACGTCTAGGGTTGTCTCGTTGCCGGTTGTGACGTTTGAGAACGTGATGTACCGCGTGGCGTTGGTGGTCGTATCGTCTGTAATCGTTACCCCAGAGACATCACTTGACCAAGTAGGAACCCCAGAGGCCAGCTTTAGAACCTGACCGTCTGTACCAGCCGCAAGGAACGTGGTCGTGTTTGTTGCTGACTGATACGGTAAAGAACCGGTCGCACCGCCAGCAAGGCTAGTAGCCAAGCCAGCGGTGATTGATGACGGGGCTCTGTTCTCCCAACGTGCGTCCGTGTTATCCCAAACAATCAAATCATTGTCTGATGGGATTGGTGCGTAGACGTTTGACAGGTCGTTTAACCGTGGCTCAAACGTAGGTCTTACAAATAAGATGCCGTTGGTGTTGTCCGCGTGAACGACCGCAGCTACCTGAACCTTGGCGTTTGGCGCATTTGGTACGTTTTTGGTCAGCCCACCCGTAACCGCAGGGTTGTAATACAAAACGTCCCCGTCAACCCAAGTTTCACTTACAGGGGTTCCAGAGGTGTCAATTCCTTTAACCTCTCCAAAGGACTGAACGTAAATCCAGCCGTTGAGCGCCGCTGACTCCTTGGCTATACCTAAAACGTAGTAGCCGGTAGCCGCAGTCAGACCCGTAGCTGGAGCGCCTAATAAGCCCCCGGACGATCCTAACGTGCCGGTCAACATCACGACATTGCCCTTAGTAATTGCGGACGATGCCTTGACGCGGTAGTAGCTTTCTTGCGTAAGTTTTAGTTCTACGTTGTTATTTCCAATTAACTGCAAGGTCTGGGTGTTGTCGTTGTTATTCCAAGACAGAGAGCCCGCACCGCCCACAACTGACGCGGGAGTGATGTCCCAATTGATCTCGTTGACGTTTTGCAACGCACCAGCGTCAGACAGGGTAATCGTAGAGTTCTGGATGACCTTGCCGGTTGTTCCATCGAACCGCGTAATCGCGTTGTCTGTGGACGATGCTGGGCCAGTTACGTCACCAGCCCCTGAAGCAGAAGTCCACGTTGGAACCCCGCTTGCCAAAACCAAATACTGACCGTCCGTGCCCGTAGAAACGTAAGAAGTGGCTCCCGAACCGGTCTGATAGGGTATGTTTCCTGACGCACCACCGGCTAAATTGGTAGCCGTAGTCGCAGTTGTAGCTGTTGTTGCAGTTGCAGCATTGCCAGAAATCGACCCAACAATCGTGCTACTGACCGTCAGACCGGACAGGGTTCCAACCGCCGTAATGCCCGTGTAAGAGCCTGAGATCCTTGCAGAATCAATGGTTCCAGAGGTTATTGCAGAAGCCGCAATTGCTATGCTCGTATTGGTTACGCTTGTCAGTTGGCCTTGGGCGTTGACCGCAAAGACCGGAACCGCTGAAGCTGAACCGTAAGTAGCCGCGCTCACCCCGGTGTTGGTGATGCTAAAGGTGTTGCCGACTAAATTTAGTCCTGTTCCCGCAAAGTAAACCCCTGAAACCGCCAAATTACTCCAAGGAACCGCCGTGACCCCTAAAGTTCCTCCGGGTTGGGCGTAGCAGTACCAAGCCGACCCGCCTTGGGTTCCGTACTCAACAAACACAATGGCTGAGACCAGCTCGTTCCAAGTGTCTGCGTCTGTGCTTCTTGACCAAGGGCCACTTGCAGCCACATAAATGCCGTTGTCGTAGGCGTTTGTCTGGTTCTTGACCAGAACCCTATCCCCTGCAACCACCGCGACCGTGTCAATGGTCTGAGCGCCTGAGAGGGTGATATTTACCGTGGTTGCCGCGTTTACTGGCTGCTTCCATTGGAGACCAACCGCCAAGGAGTCAACATAGATTTTGTTGCATAGGTCATTATTTCCGCTTGGGGCGTTGGTTGCCGTTGCGGTTGTAAACGCCGCCGTGGTCGCTGACGTAGCACCAATAGTCGTACTGTTAATCGTACTGTTGGTAATCGTCACCCCGTCTAAAATTGGGCTTACAGGGGCAAAAAAAGGCGTTCCAGCGGGGCCAATTAAGCTGATGCAATCATAGGGAGGCAGGGGCTCAAACGTCCCCTGAACCGGCACTATGTTGGTGGTTTGGGTATTGGCAGTCGAGTTCGACATGGTGAATCCTTATTCGGTAGCCACCAACGTAACGTACAGAGTGTTGGTTCCTGATGAGATGCCCTTGATGTAAAGGTTTGGACTTCCGCAGTCAATAATCATTGGGTAAATCATGTTAGCCGGTAGGACTAATGATCCGGAGCCGCCCGTAGAAGCAATCACGGGGGTGTCCATATTGCTTGAAGTCGTGCCAAAGGTCACGGCAGCCTTACCTGTCCCGGTGTTCAGCAGGGCCACGCGATAGGCGCGGGTTGGCGAGCTGGGAACGATTTGCAGGGCAGCAGACGCAGAGGTTGTTAAATCCAACGCAAAGGTTGGGCTAAGAATTTTGATTTGGTTCATGGGTCACCTCAGATGTTAGTTGTGAAATTATCCTACTTTTAAGCCAATTTCCAATATGTCCTTCAAAGATTTTATTGCCTATGTGACCCATGTTGATTTCTGGGTCTAACCAGACCTGACCGCCTA